CATGTCATAAGTAAGTAAATCTTTATATTTATATTCACTATTAGTTAAGGAAAAACTATCCCTCATTTGACCCAGTATTAAACACTCTAGTCTGTAGTTTATATCTCTCTTGTATTTAAGTTTATGTTTAGTACTTGATTTATTGATTGGTTTACTATTTGATTTGTTATTTCTTCTTTTAATTAAATCTTTATATTCTTCACTTTTTAAATATCTTTCTGTCCTGGTTAACCCATCAATAAATACTTTATCATTATGATTTATTATTCCCTTTGCACACTTAGGACACCATCTACCAGTTAGTGTATTACTGCTTTTAGTAGTCCATGTGTGTTTACGATGACACATGAGTGTTATCAAAGATTTAGAGTTTACATATTCCCCATCAATCCATGTACCGTTGTTTGATTTAATCTTATCATTTAGTTTGATTATTTGTTGATTGATTATATTACGCTTATATTGCTTTAAAGAACTCATTGTACCTCCCGATACTACCCACATTAGAAAAGTAGTAACAGGTGGGATTGGATATGTCCCACCGTTCGATAGCTTACATCTAGTTACAATTAGAATTATACTTTATCAATCAATATCTTATTTGTCAATGTTCATTACTAACTTGTTATTATGTTAATGGTTTCTCTTCCCTCTCTCCTCAATCATACACTCAGCCATATCATAAGCTTCCTTAGCTATACGTTGCTTTCTTCTTAACTCTGCTTGCTTTAATGCTTCAGGCTTCATTACCATACTGCATGGGTCTGTAGTCCTCAATTCATACTTCATATACTCAAACGCTATCTCATCTCTAAAGTCTTTCATTACTCCCCCTCTGGTGCAACTGGTAACGGTTGCCAATGGGTGAAGACTTTGTAACTCCAATGTGTATCGTCTTTCATTGTTTCTAGTAATTCAGCAACACCCATTACATCTATATTCCCCTTCTCACTGCATACTAAAACATTATCATTACAATAGCCGTTGTCTAGTACAAGCTCAGGCAACCGATCATCAACACTAATCCATTTGTTAGACTTCTCTGTAATATGCTCTAAGTACTGTCTAACTTCGTTCAGTTTGCATATATCCTCATATCCCACCATATTCATGTCTATAGCTCTTATTACACAATCTAACTTATCTATCATTTAAACCCCCTACAAACCTCTAACCAATCCCTAGTAGCCACTCTCATTCTCTCTATTGCTTTTGATAGTTCTGTCATGTATCACTCTCCCTACCTTCCCAATAACTACACACACGCCTTAAACCTTTAACAGTATAATGAATCATATCTTGCATACATTGCCCCCTATCTGTCATCTGAGTACAATTACCACAACACTTCATGCTCTCTATCTGCCCCTTCAACAAATCCTCATTAGCCATTAAATCTTCTACTGCTTTATGGGAGTTGGTTATCTCTTGTTGTTGATCATCAATAACACCATCCAACCTAAAAGCATTTTCAGTATGACTAACAATTTCTTTTAGATAGTTACCAATTATTATGTTGTTGTTATCTATTTGTTTCTGTTGGGATTTAATGATTACAACAGACTCATTAACCATATGAAAACCAGTATATAATGATCCCGCTTCAATAGAGTTATCCCAATCATGCAAGTCTACAAAATTACTAACCTCATCTTTCAATTTTTCTTCTATTATCTCTATATCCATAACCCTCTACCCCTTAATCAATTATTTCTACTTTACAACCGTCTAGTTCTTCAATAGTTAATCCGGACATCTTTGAATCAAAATTAGGTACATAGTCTTTTTTATTTAATTGTATGTATATAAAATCATGTACATTCTGACTAATCCTAATACTCTCTAAATCTTTTAGTTTGTAACGGTATTCTGCACCCAACTCTAATTCATAAATAATTTTACTCTTTGAATCACCCTTGAGTATTGGATGATAAATCACTGTAATTTTTCTTTCTATCTCATACCTATCATTAACAAAAAAATCACTAGGTATATTCCCAATCTCTAAATCTTTCCAATCATTATCCATTTGTTTATTCTCCTTCGCAATATATGTTTTGATACACTTAGAACATAGACCATTAGTCAATCTATCGTAATCACAAACCCCTATACCACACTCTCTACAATTTATTCCATTCATAACCTCTTAATCCCTCCATAACGCTACCACCAACGCTTTACTATCTTTCAAATGACTCTATGTACCATTTAGTACTGCAAGCGCTTTATACTACCCTTTAATAAGTCCATAGTAGCCTTTTGTATTCCATTCATAGGCTTTTCATTACAACAATCAACACATGAGCAACCTTTACAATCTTTATTTGCTTTCCTGAAATCATCATGACAATTCCATGCAGTACATTTTGAACCTTTCACATATGGATTCTTTTGGTAGACATTACAAGTAGCACATAACTCATTAAGGATTTTAAGATCACTAGGCAATGGATCACATTTAACTACTATTCGACTATTCATAACAGGTTTTGATATATTTGCTTTAAGATTACAAGTAGGACAAAACTTAGAATTAAGTGAGTATTTAGTACCACATTGAACATACATCAAATCACCTTCAGAATCTTTCATATGATTATTTCCATAGTCTAACTCTGGTTTTAATTCAGTACATCGATTGTAATAAGTTCCACTCTCTTTAGTTCTACCAACACCAACAAGATTCATGTACTTAAAAATATTACCTAGCTCTGGAGCTTTTGCAAATGTATGATGTTCCTGGATAACTTCCCATACTTTTTCTAGTTTAGATGGTGAATATTCTTCAAACTCTTGGCTGTAACTTTTTCTTAATCGATCATCACACTGGATATATGCTTCATCGATGTTTAGGATTAAATCATTTACGTTCAATTAAACTTTCCTCCATTGCTAATCTTCTTTGTTCTAACTCTTCTGGATCTACATCACCCCATGCAAGCATTTTGTGATAATTTCTTTCCTCATCTGTTTTGTATGTTCTATCCTTCTCTGCTACCTCAAACCAATTATCTAAACTATTACAAATAAAGTTCTGAAAGTTCTTAGGTCTGTAAGTTTGATCTAATCCATCATAAGCTTTTGATAGATTGTTAATTGCTGTATGAATAAGATCTATACCATGTACATCAAACATTGTTCTTACTTCTCCGATTTTTGGAATGTTAATAATTGAATATCTACATGTTGGTAAATTAGATTTATCATTCCAGTGACTTATTGTATTTGTAATCATTGTTGATAGTTGGTCTTTTTGTGTTGGTGGTTGGTATGGGGTTTCTTTTTTAGTATTTTTTTCTTTTATGTTTTCATTTAGTTGAATTGTATTGTTTTGTATTTCGTTGAATTGTATTGTATTTCCTTTCCTTTGCGAGCTGAAGCGATCAGTACCCGACTCGGTAAGCGATCCCTTAGCGATAGGAAGGTCTTTAAAGGCACTCTTAAAGCTAATTGAATTATGAATGTCTAATATTTGAGCATCATTTAAGTCTTTTGCTTCTTCTTTTGTGATGTGCTTATATCTTATTAGATTCCCCTTAATACCTCCAACACGTCTTTTCTCTTTACCTTCTAAATATGGCTGTAAAAACACTAATAATTTAGGACTAAAGAAATGCTCATTATCATCTAAGCTAAAAAGATCATAGTTTAATATAACGGTTCTTATCTTCTGTTCAGATGTTCCAAACTCATCAGATAATAGGTCTATATCTTCTATCGGAAATGAAAAGTTTTCCTGATCTCTTAGCGTTTCAAGTATCATGAAATAGATTCCATAACCTTCTAATCCTAGCTCTTTTCTAACTCTTTTAATCTTCCTATCAAGTCTCGCATTTGAGAAGTGTGGGAAGTAGAATGCGTCTTTATCCATATTACTTAGACTCCTTTTTCACCCAACAAAAATAATTATTATCTATACAGTTATCACCTTGGCATTCTGCATCTTCTGAATAATAATCTGTACCTGTTCCGTAGTAACAATTATCGCAAGACTTATCTTCTACCAATATAAAAACCTGCTCCCTAACCGTATCGGGTAATACTTCCTTTTTAATTCTACTCTCAGGAATACCACCCGACTTAATTCTTTTTCTTACTGCTTGATCTGATATGCCGTGATTTTTAGCATATTGGGCTACTGTTATTTTTTTCATTTGTTCTCCTTGATCTTTATCTCTAAAGTACAGTAAGGACAAACTTTATATCTCTTAACTGCATTTATAGGTGTTAAGTAAGATTTACCACAACCAAACATATTATCACCGTTTGAATCTGCTTTGTCCCATACACAATATTCATTTAAGAGTTCCATTGCACTTTCACTAGGGGTTGGGCTTGCGTTAATTAAATCATCTACAGCTATATTGTATAATATAGAATCCTCCAATATAGACCTTGTTTGTGCCTCATCTCCATTTGATAAATACACGTATTTGACAGCATTAAAAGAAAACGCTGTTAAATTTGATATCTTTTTACATATTTTATTTATTATTTCTTCACTCACAACTTTGCCATCTTCTTGTAGTTATTTTTAAGAGTTGATAAATTTATACACTCTTCGCATTTTTCAAAATCTAAGATGCTCCCTTTTTGATTTTCGTGAAAATTGTCGCAAGTTAAACAAATATTTCCTTGATCCTTTTTTATTTCAGTTGCTGATATAAAAAAACATTCTACACTACGGAATGAAGGGGTGTATGTACCATATTTATCCGTGATCTCTTTTTTATTTTCTATTTCCGCTTTCTTGTTCAGTACTATTTTAGATATAACTTTTTTTGTTAAAATCTCATTGCAAGAAACCTCTTCCATTAAGAATGACCCATCAGAATATTTAGACATAATTACAACAAGATAAGTTTTATTCATTTACAACTCCCATAAAATAATATTTAAGTAAATCTTGGGTTGTTCTTTTTATTAAATTTTCACCGAAAGTAAGTATAGCCTCTGTTTTTAACTCTGTTTCAACCTTAAAATTACTAAAATTGGAAGTCATTATCATTGTAACCTTCCAACCTTTTTCGCTAATTTCATAATTAGTTTTACATTCGAGTATTTCAAATTTATCAACCTTAATTTCTTCCATTGTTCTGTTTAATAATCTCTCAATTTCTTCTATCACAATATTCCCCTTTAAAATACACATATCATTGAATTAACAATGGTATCGTTTTTATATAAATCTACCTCAACAGCATTATTAAAAGGATTGCAAAATTGATAAATATAATCTTGAGCTAACTCTTTGTTTTTACTATTAAAAATTGTAACACCATTAACCTTAACTAAATATTCCATCTCTTATCCCCTCTAACTGTCTATATAATATAACTTATCATAACTTTATACAACCACCTACAACAATAAAAAGGAAAAAGATTAAAAAAAAGCCGATCAACCGACCGACTCAATATTCATTTCTTAAAATAATTAAGCTTTTTTACTATATCTTCTATAGACAATCCGCCGTGAGCATGACACCAACATTTTGTACATTTCACTATTGATGTATTATTGAAACGATCAGTATGGTATGACATATCACTCTTACAAACTGGACATATTATTTCCATCCCAAAACCTCCATTTGTTCTTCACTTAATTTCCTACACTCAATATCCTTCCAACTCTTCGTGCATCTACCATTAGATACAAAACCATTAACAATATAATCAATCTTAAATATCATGTTGTCTGGTGTTATTATGTAGTCGTTTACTTTCATTTTGACCTCCATCAAAAACGTTATCACTAGCAACCAACTTAAAGCTTATCCTCAACATCACTAACCTCATGAGTTCTTTTATTGATTACATTACTCTCTACATTATCATAATCATCAACCAACATCTGATAGAACCTTTCATAGAACTTATCTTCTATCTGGTTAATAATCATTTCGTGGCATTCTTTTTTTGTAAACAATGGATTACTAATAAAGATATTATCCCATTCACACGATGCCAACCTAAACCATAAAATAGAGGGAATATCATCGTTAAGAAGAGAATGAAAATCAAAGATGTATTTATTTATCTTTATCTGGTTGAACATTGTTTTTCTTATCACACTTTCCCCATCAACAAATCCTGTAAAAATCTCTTCCTAACCCTCTTATTCTCCAATAAAAAAATATTCCCCAATGAATCTCTTATCTTCAGTAACTCAATTAAGTCGTCTATTTCCTTATTAACTCGTTTCAGTTCAACCTCAAACACCCTTAAATTACTCATTCAAATAATTCCTTACACATTCTATTTTAACACCATCATGCTCGTTTACTCCGCTCCTTACTAAATCATGACACCAAGCACGGCTGATTTTTAAAAGTTTAGCAGCTTCTACAAATGAACCCTTACTTAATAATACCGTACCATTCTTATCTGTTAATGTGATAATGTTTTTTCTACCCCTTGGAACATGAATATTTCTAATATGATGATCATTTATTATTAACTCTTCCCATCCGGCTTTTATATGGTGATAGTATTTTTTCTTCATATCAATAACTTCTATCATCTTTTCTATTTCCATAATAGCACCGTCAATTTCTGCACTGATAACAACAGTATTATATGAATCTTCTTTAGATATCGGTTTTACATATTCTATAGTATGTTTTCCGCCCCGGGTTTTAGTTATTAGTTTTTTAGTAGTATACCCACTTGGTTTCTTATAGATATTAATAACATTATAACCATTGATTTCAAACTCGCTATATTCTGAAGCAGTAGCCCTGAAATAGTTTTCTGAAATACCAAGAGTATCTCGAAAGTCAATAAGTAAAGTTTTAACACCATCAACAAAAACATGTTTTGATCTTTTAGTTTCCCTTTCTTTATCCGACCGTTCTCTTATTAGTTCTATTTGGAATTTCGTTTTCCTTGGGACGTCTAACATCTTATATTTACCGCGTTTGTTTGCTTTGTCGTATTTATCTTTATCTAAAGCAATACGTCTATGAATCACTAACATCTCTTTGGTTGGCGTAACTGTAATCATTCCGCATGGTATTGTTTTATGGCTTACTAGTTTGTATTCGTATGGTATTTTTGTTGTCATCTCTCTATCTCCCTCATTTCACGAGCCATCATATTAACCCTTTCCCGACTCTCTTTAATTTGTTTTTTACTGAATCCCTTTTCTATTGTAAGTCTTAAAATATAAATTACCTTTTGTTTAAACCTGTTAGTTGCTCTTTGTTTTTCTAGTTTTCTGGTTAAGCTTTTAATTTCATCTAGTTGTAGTTTGTTTCTTTGTAGGTTGTCTATCATTGATACCTACGTTTTGAAGCAAAAAGTATTTCGTCCATCTCACTTGCAGTAACTTCTCTTTCAGGTACAGCATTATCCCAACCTAATGATTCCAATTCTTTTAAAAACTCTTCGTCAAACTCAAACTCATGACCACAACCAAAACGTCTAAAATGATCCATCTTTAGAGGGTCACACTTAAAACCTTTTTCAGTCTTGGTCATTCTTCCCATAGTTGAACACATACAGTATGGTGCATAGTTAATATCTTCTCTTAATTTATCTCTAGTACTCACATCTACCCCCTAGCCACTTTCAACTCGACCCCTTGCCTATTCCTTAACATCATTTCAAACTTACTCTTATTTACTGTAGGTACTGATTTATTACCCTGTACACTGATAAGTCCCAGGTCTACAGCTCTTTTAGATAAACTGTTAAACTCACCGTATGAAAGATCACTACTATCTACAACATGCTTACGGCTTTTTAATACACTAGGCATATCGTTTCCATCAAATCTACTATTTACATATACACTTAGTTTATCTGACTTTTCGACACTCCCCTTCTCCACTACCCTACTACGTTTTTTAGGTTGTGGGGTGGTTGTGGATAAAGCAACAGATATTAACGTTATTCCAGATGGTGCAAGCAATGCAATAAGTACCGACATTGAGATCATAAAGGCATATTGAAGCCCCTTAGAGCTAATAAACGGTATATCTTTGGATATGTTCTCAAAGAGAGTAGGTTGTCTCGTGGTTGTGGATAGAGAGTGGATAACTTCATTTAGTAATACTTCATATTCTTTCTTATCAGCAGTTAATAACTCAATATCTTTTTTAATTGGGTCTACTCCGTTAGTCTTCCAATTTGCCATTCCTTGTACACTATCTGGCAACATAGATTCTTTGTTTAATATTCTAGTGTTTAGTGTTTTGATCTCAAGTGTATACCTGTTTTGTTGAGTCGTAAGGGCAGTGTAAGTAAGTGTTTTAGTGTCGTACACTGACTTTTTAGACTCAAAACTTTGTGATTGACCGAGTAGGGTACATCCAATTGAAAAGGCTAAAACAATGCAGAATTTAACAGTCTTTTTATAGTAAGCAAAATAACCTAATAATATACAAAGAGCTAATGCAGTAACTTTAGATACAAAATCATTAAGCCCAATTGAATTAAATGTAAATCTGTAATAATGGATTTCTAAATACCATCCTCCGATTATTAGGGATAGACCTCCGATTATTTTTGGTGCTTTGTTTATTATGTTTTTCATAATTTGCAATCCTTACAATAGCAAGTGTTATTACTCATAGTAAAACCTTGATCTTCCATGTATAAATCTTCTAAAGAGTGCATTGATATCATATCAGTATCTGTTGACTCGTAAGTTGTATCATGCTCAAATACCTTGCCACATATATCACACTCTATCTTCATCTCTAACTCTATTCTTGTTTCTATCACTCTCTAAACTCCCTTAATTATTTTCCCTTAATCTCTAAATCCAACTCCGGCTCAATATATCTATTAGCTAAAATCTTAACTATCTTAGGCATATTCTTTTCGTATTCCCATATCTGCATTTTCTTACATACTAGATCTTCTATTTCTTCAGTTAGTTTTATTAGTTGCGGTTTTGTCATTCTAATATCTACCTATTTCATTTGATACCATAGACTCAAAACAATACTTTTCTAAATCTATCCTTGTTTCAGATATTCCTTTTAGTAATAAATTTATCTGTTTTTCTTTTTCCATTAAATCAGAAATTACTTTATCAAGGAAATTAGATGAATTATTTACATAATAAAAAGGTTTGAAAGTCTTGGAGATTTGATAACTCTTTTTAGACTTATTATATTCAATATTTCTTGGGAACAGTTCTTTGTATTTTGACAAATCATTTGTTGCTTGAGCTGTAGAAAGATCAAACCTTTCTTTTATATCAGATCTTTGCAATGAACCTTTTAGAATTAAACATGTTTCAATAAATAAAAATCTTCTTTTAACAACTTTTTTCACATCACTCATTTCTCAACAACCTCCAAACATTTACCACTAACACAAACAATTCCAATCTTACTCAAAAACTTAGCCATATTACTTTCATCTTTTTTACAGTAGAATAGCAAAGTACATTCTGAGCATTTTCCGTCTTTTTGTTGGTAGCTTTTCAAATCCCAACCTCCAAAAACAACTTATCCAACTTTTTCATACTATCAGCATCAGGTTTAAATCTTCCCATATACCAATTTTTTAAACTATCAAAACTTACATCAAGCCTTCTAGCCATTACAGGCCATGTAATATTCAGCTTTTTTTTGCATAGTTTTATTTTTGATTGAATGTTCCTTTTTTCGACACCTTGCATAATTGTTTTCACTTAGTTAGCTCCTTTAGGTTTGGCATATTTCCAACCACGATGAGTAATCCAAGTAACATATAATTGATCGTTTATAGGTTGACCAACACTGTTTGAACTATCGCAAGTCATCCATTGACTATGGCATGGTTCAAAAGAAATGCAACTCGGAGTAACTATTTCATTAACCATCATAAACTCATAACCCTCTGGTGGTTCTCTTTTAAAATTAGATAATTTTGTTTCTAAAAGAGATAAATCATGTTTGAGATTATTAACCTCTTCAGTTAACTCCTTAACTCGCTCTTTATTTTTATAGTCTACTATCATACTTCATACCCCTCTTCTCTATATATCCCATGTTTCTCACATTCAACTATAAAATCAATTATTTCTTTTATTAGTTTTTTCATTTTAAAGCCTCTTCTAATTTATCTACTATTTTTTGAGCGTATAGTTTGGAATTTTCTGTATCTCCTAATCCATAATGCCAATTGTTGAAAAGAGAATCTGAGGTGCAACTCTTTAAAGGGCATTCAGGACAACCATCCATATAAGATGTTGCATTACCATATTTATTTTTTCTGAATAATTCGCATAAAGGACACTTATTCAGCATCCCAATTATTTTATTTTCTGTTTCCTGCGATAATGAATCATCTTTATCCTTACCACTAACAGTCAACTCTTTCCAAACCTCAATACTCAATTCTATTGCTTCTTTTAATTCTTGATTCATACTTCAACCTTCCTCTTAAAATTCATTAACCCTCTAGTACTATGGCACCCATGACAATTTCCACGGTAATTACTATGTTCTTCATGTTTACAATTGTAACAAGCTCTTTTGTGTGTGTTTAAATATGACTTGAACCGTTTTAGAAAGTCTTTCATTTATCACTCCTCTCATAATACCCATTATCATATTTGCCATGTTCCCAACGTCCATATTTCTCTAAACAAATTGTTAAGAACTTGAATAGTCTTTTTAGTTTTTTCATAACTCTCTCCTTATTATTTAGTGGCAATTAAAGGACTCGAACCTCCGTTACCAGATCACAAAAAACCATAGTTACACGGATTTATATTTGCTAAACTGCCATATATTGTTATTCCCTTCGCTATTCCTGTAATTACATATACATTACACCTTACACTTACTCTTGTCTATAGCTATTACACCTTTTTTATGATATTTGATAAAAATAGCTTTTAGGTATATAGTGAAAGTTATATTTTTATTGAAGAGGGACACATGGAAGAAAACAAAGAATTGCTATACAACGAGATAGCGAATATTTTTAGAGATGTTATGAAAGAGATTTTTAAAAGAGAAAACAATGAAGATAGTTACATGAAACAAACTATACTTGGTACTAGGTTTAGAGCTTTCTGGGCTATACTGACAGCTTTTAAGCACTCTTTTAACAGAATGTATAAAGTTTTAGCTCTTGCCATTGCCGTGCATCGTAACGACAATCACGAAGAAGATAAGAGTAAAACTATATCGAAGTTAACAAGGAGTATGTCAGGTGAAGATATTACAAAAGCAGATTCTAGGGGTGGATGGGTCGTATAAAATAATAGTTTCAATATGCTTATTTATCTTAGGTGTATTGAACTTAATAAGCCAGATAAAATTAAATATAAATATTGTGTCTGGCATGTATATGACTTTACCTTTTATTTTATTATCAATAGGAAATCTTTTAATTGATAAAAAATCCAGTCTAGCAATAATATATTTTATAGTTGCCCTATATTCTGCATTAAACCCAGATTATCAAGAAGATTTTTCTGGGGCGGTATTTTTTATGTTTTCTTTTCATTCAATTAAAAAGAAGTGGTATTCGGTAATAATAATAATCTCAACAATTTTGTGCATATCTTTAAAAGCGACAAAGTATGATTTGAGAGCAAATGTTGTGATGGCTTTAATTATTGCTTATGGAATAGTTTATGTTTCATACTATTTCCTAATATACAGAAACAAAAAAACACCACCCAAAAGAAACATAGACATAATAATAATAGATCAAGAAGAGAAAGCAATACTCCAATTATACTGTAGGGGTTATTCTTATGATGAAATATCTAAAACATTATCTTTAAATATCTTAGGTTCATCAGTAAGAAGAAAGATAACATCAATAATGACAGATAATAATAAAACTAATGATGCACAATTTGGTAAATGGTTGTACGAAAACGTATAATTAAGAACAATTGATAAATGCGTGATTACATAGTAATATAAACGATATAAGATTTAGTAGTCCGATTCGGTCGGGTTATTGTATGAAAAAACTTTAGCCCGACTTTTCATTTTCAAAGGGGGCTTCTATTGGGGAGTATTACACGAATGCTAATAAGCGAAGAAACAAGGGTTATATTATCCTTTGCACAAATAGGTTTATTGATTGCTATAATATGGACTTTTGCTAAGGTCTATTTTTCCAATAAAGCAGATAACGAAAAGAAAGATATTGAAATACAAAATCTAAATATAAAAGTTTTAAATCAAGACGATAAAATAGAAAAATTAGAAGATAAACATAATCTTATAGAAGTTACTCAAGCTGTATTAAACACTAAACTCGAAAATATCGAGGTAGGTGTCGTTGACATAAAAGCTATGCTGACAAGGCATATAGAAATCAAATAATAATTTATAGGAGTCGGACACTATGCAAATTAAACAAGATCTATTAACAATCAATCCATTCAGTAGACCAGGTTACAAATTGAAGACTGTAAAAAAAATAGTTATTCATTATGTACAAAATCCAGAAACTACAGCAAAACAGAACCGTAACTTTTTTGAAATGAGAAAAGAGGGTAATCACGGTTATGGATCATCTCAGTACATTTGTGATGATACCGAAATACTCCAATGTATTCCAGACGATGAAATGGCTTACTGTGTAGGAGCAAAAGAATACACAGAGTTTGGTCTAAGTATATCTAATTATCCAAATGACAGTACAATACATATCGAGTTTTGCCATCCAGACTTAACAGGTAGACCATGTGTAAAAACATATACTAACATTCTAGACTTATCAGAGCATCTATGTAAAAAGTTCAATCTCGACCCTGTAGAGGACATTTGCAGACACTTCGACATAACTGGTAAAGATTGCCCAAAGTACTATGTAGCGGTTCAAAGTGAGTGGTACAGATTAAAAGCCGATGTACTTTGTAGGTTGAATAATTGACACACCCAGATAAGGCAATATCAGAATTAAAAATAAAATGCTTAGATAATATTGAGAATAAAAGCTTTTTAATGCAACGGTCTAGTGCCGTTGTAATTATTAGGTATATTGAGTTTTTGGAAGGGGAGATAAAAAATGGAATGGTATCAAGATAAAACAGGAGATACATCAAGTAAAAGAATTGCTGGGGCTGTTATCCTATCGTGTGGACTAGGGCTTTTAATGGTTGTTGGTATAATGTCTATATCAAAAGTAATAGCCGACCCATCTACAGCCCTACAGGTAGCAAATACTTTAATGCTAACAGGTGGAAGTCTTTTAGGTGTTGGGGTTATTGAATCTTTTGGAAAGGGGAAATAAATGCTATGCAAAAAATTATTATCACTATTATTATTACTCTCATTATTGTCACAATCGCTATACTCAGAGGTCGTTTTGACAGACGAAGAAGCGAACGAGATCGATCAAGCTTTAACAACATCGGAAACGGAAATAAATCTATTAAACAATCAAGTGACACTATTGCAAACGGACTTGATGGGATCCGAAACACTAACGAGCGAATTAAAACTGGAATCGATAAGCTTGAACAATCAAATAACATTGCTACAAAAAGAGCCTTTAATATTAAACAACATAGTAACAATGCAAAATCAGGAATTGGAAAGGCTAAAAACATCCTCAAAAGAGCAAAAAACCGATAAACTAATAGAATCAGTAAAGCAGTTTTTTAATGGTTTTGTCTGGGGTGCATTACTTGGTTTATTTGGTGGAATCTATTTGGCTACAATATTAAACCACTAACAGGACTATTACTATTTAAATAATTATGTACAGTAGTACTTTTTAATTCATGAATACAGCAATAAGGATATTTAAATTGTAATCTCTTTTTTGCTGTACTCATTTTACTTGATTCCATGGTGTCACTTATTATCATTCCTGTTTTTGTTAGTATTGTGTATTTGAATTTGTGGGTTCTGTCGTTCATAGTTGATCCAAGATGTATTTAATTGCTTGTTCTTTGGCTTGGTCGATAGACTGATCTCTATAATAGCACGGCATTAAAGGAACTCTTTTGTTTTTAATACCACATAACAACATTTTATCATCGCCATATATAAAATAGTCTGTGCCTTCGTTTATCCCTTCAATAACTCTTTGTAGGAATAAGGAATAATAAGACGGATAAGAAAACCCCAAATCACCAAGCAATACAAGTTTCTTATCTAGAAAAATTCTAAATCTATCTTTTGTGTCGTTTACTATATCAAACCCATCTGCGAACTCACACGCTTTTTTTATCTCTTCAATACCTAACATTCCTTTTCTCCTATCATCCCTTAACCTCCAACCAAACATCAATCATTAACTCAATAAACTCTTTTATGGAATCATTCCCATCTTTTACAAACTTATTCCAATTTTCCAATACAGGTTTAGCAGTTCCGAATGTGTGGGCAGTATCAACAAATAATTGAAAATCTTCGTTACTGAGTTGAAAGTCGTTATCTCCTGTAGCTTTTATTATTAGTTGCCTATATTCTCCAGATGTCATATAAATCCACCAGCAATCTTATCAGCAAAAACATATAGTAATCCCATACCTACAAATACTAGAAAACCAGATATGAAAATTATTATGTTTATTAGTCTTTTCATTTTCTACCATCTTTAATATCTTCAAGCAAGCTAATAATTATATATATTGATACATATGCTAAAGAGCTTGATATCCAATACCCTATAGTTGTTAAACTTAAATCAGTTACATCACTATTAAAAATATACGCCATGAATACCAGAATCACTTTAATCCATTTCTTCATACTATTTCTCCCTCTTCATCAACTCATTAACAGCATGTTGAAAAAACTTTGGTAATGATAAGTAACTATATTTATCTTTCCAAAACTTCTTAATCTTCTCAGATTCTTCTTTATCTTTTATTTGTATGTTTGTTTGCATTTATGATTCCTCCTTATTTAACCACTTCTCAACTTTTAATTGGGTAGTATATAGTTCATTGATTCTTTTTTGACTTGATGTTATGCCGTGTCGATTCATTGCTGTTACCCTGTTACAGTCCAGCGATAATTCCAATAGTAACATTTTAGATTCTTCCAACTGCTCTTTTAATTGCTCTGTTATTTTTATTTGCGATTTGGCAATTGCCCCCACATCCTTCAAGGAAAGCTTTAAATTACTAACCTCGTTCTGCTCTTTTTTATATAATTTTCTAATGACTTTTAATTCTTCTTTTGCTTCCATTTCACACCTCTCACCATAAACCTACACCCTTTTAAATCTTTTTGCAATATTTTTATTGACATTTTATTAAGATAGGATTATTGTTTAGTCATGCTTAGTCTTATGACGGTACAATTTTTATTTACTTTTTCTATTTTGAATGGTGGGGCTATCTTCCCAGACTAGCTTCATCATTCATCTTTTTTAATAGGTTCGATTCCTGTTAGAGAAATATACCATGTGGCGTATGCCTTGGTTAAAATCAGCTATGATATAAATAGTACTAAAACATGTTTGATTGGTGTTAAATGTGTTTGTGATAAAAAAATAGTAGTAATAGTTTTAACGCCCTTGACCGTTTGACCACGTTAGTTAAGGGTTTTTAATGGACAAGTAGCTTTAACTGGTAGAGCATCCCCAAATTACAGATCTTATGCGGGATTATGGGAATTGATAACCAAAGTGCGTAGGTTCGAATCCTACCTTGTCCAGTAGCTCGTATGAGTGAATAAATCAAGATAAACCTGATATAGTCCTGATTTAATAAATAGATATTTTTGGAACAAAGTTCTATCCTTTGTTTCGGTTTAGCTCCTTAATTGGGGCTATTTTTTTATATGTGGAGGGAAAGATGTTGGAGTTTTTTAAGTTTTTAGTTAGTAATTTTTGGTATTTTGTGGCTTTTTGTATAATTTTAAGTATGGTTTTAAAAACTATATATGGAATAGCTCATAAAATTGTTAGGCATTTTACTATATTGAAAGTCGGATACCCACCATTTCACTGTGATGGTGATGGTGATTTTAGAAAAATAGAAAGTGATGATGAGGATTAAGTTATGAGTAATACTGAAAACCCCAAATGTTGCGGACAGATCGCACAAATACAACCAGATAAACATAATGAAATAGATGGTTTCGGTATATGGTGCAATGTATGTAAACATTCATTATTTAGAGAAACGAAAGAGCAAGCTATAAAGGATTTTATGGTTGATGCTAAGAAAGGAGAGGTTAAGAAAGTGCAACAAAATGAAAGAGTTCCAATGAACAGGAATAACCAGTTACAGATTACCCCATTAGGTATATCTAAAATATTTGAGAATAAAAAAGATAGTCTTGCTATTATATCAAGTCCTGTTTTAACAGGTGATAAACCGGCTATGGCTAGATATGTTAATAATAATACAGAAAGATACCCTATGACTCTTAAGAGTCCTCAGTGGGACAAAATATGGGCTACCCCTGAAGGTCAACAATCTATAATTACAGGTATTGAAAACTCTTTGATAGACTGTGTAGAACTTGGAGTTACTGGTGATTTAGTGCCTATGGGTAAAACTTGTATTCTTATTGCTGGCGTTGATTCATTTATATTCAGATTAACACATGGTAATAATGCACCTTTTGAAAATATAACTATAGAAAATATTTATGAAGATGATGAAGTGACTAGTGGCCGTAAAAATGGTTCATTCTTTATTGATGTAAATTTTGGAAAGACTCGTAAAAAGGTTGTTTCTGTTGCTGTTTATGGCGAACTTAAAAAGGCTGGTATTATTGTTGGTGAAATGTATGATGCTGAAAGATTATTAGAAAAGGCAGAATTACACTCTAAACCATATGCTAATTATATGAAGATGATTAAAGCTTATGAGTATCAAAAGTCTGAAGGTAAAGCAAAGAGAGATCCAAATGGTAGAGAGTTTTTTACATATTTTGATGTTGTAGATTCTACTACTGACCAATATTTTGATAGATCCGTTGATTTTTTTAGAGGTGCTGAATCAAGAAACGAACTTAAAAAAGATAATAATGGAGAATATGCAAATCAAGTAATAACACCAACTTTTACTAAAAAGATTTATAGATCTTATATAGAAGGTGGAACCACTGAAACTACAGTATTCTTAGACTCTCTTGTAAATCCTTATGCTGGTGCTGACCAACCAGAAATGTTAAGAAAAACAGCTGGTAAAAGTTTTCTTGCTAAATATGCAAAAGTTAGAAATAGTGAAGCTGCAATGCACGAAGTAAGAAGCTCTAAAGATGCTATTAAAGAAAGTATGGATTTATCTGAAAATCAATTTGAAGATTTAAAAAATGTTAATGGAGAGGTTGGGTAATGGAAAAACAAAGCTATAAAGTTATCAGAAAGTACGATAAAAAGGAGTTTAAACCATGGGAAATATCGGTCAATGGATATTTAGATATCATGTATGTTTACGAAAATGGTGATTGGATGTATGTAAAGGATAATAAAGATTACTCTGTAGTACTAGACTAAACTAAAAAACCCCTATTTCTAGGGGAAGGGAAAAAAGATGATAATAAACATAGATAAAAATAGGAGTTTAGATAAATGCGTATAACACCCTTAATAGTACTTTATACCATATTCGTACTTTTGTATAGTTGCGAACCAGTTACAGAGATCGAGTATGTAGAAACTGAGGTAGAAGTTGAAACTATAGTAGAAAAAGAAGTCATTATTGAAACTGAGGTTGAGGTCGAGGTGGAAATTGAAAAGGAAGTGGAAGTCGTAACCGTTGTGGAAACTGAAACTTTAATCGATAATGTTATTGAAACTATAAAAATAGAATATGTTAACAGAGAGGTATATATAATGAGTGAAGAAGAAGTGAAAGAGTTTATCATGGAACCAATTACAGAATATAGTAATTATGTTAGTAATGATAATAAAGTTTTTGGTGTTACAAGTGAGGGTTTTGAAGAGATCGCTTTTATTAAAGGGCTGTTTAAAATTGATGGTGTTATTTATTTTGAAGCTGAGGAAAAGTTATATAGTCAGGTTGATGGTGTTTTGACTATTATTGATGAACTTCCAGTGGTTCCAGAAAGTGAGTATATTGAAACTACAGTTGTCGAAGGTGAAACAGCAATCCTAAGAATAACTAAAGACAAATACAACGATATTGATATATCGAAAGTGTATAATAGAAAACTTGAAGTTGCTTATTTGCAGATTGATAGTACTTGTATGCGTGGAGATGATCTTTTATATTCTGTATGTCAGGAATCGGGAACTAGAAAAGTAGGGGTTTATATATGGACTGTTAATAGTTCTAGTCCTCGTAGTGTTTTTGATAGTGGGCGTATTTGGTAGAATAGAGGGGAGTTTTTACGCTCCCCTTTTTTTATGCGTCTATCATTGCTATTATATATGAGCTTCCTACTGTTAGACGTTTACCGTGAGTTGTTGTCCCTATTCTTGGCACTCCACTTACCCCGTCTGAAGAGATATTAGTAGCCGACCCCAAAGCATCCCCCCCAGGAGTATTATTTCCAGCCGTAACCTCTGCTTGTATTCTAGATGTTGTCCCTGAGTTTTCACTAAAAACAGTGTGGTAATGTCCTTGGAACTGATCTTCTCTCAAAACACCAACAACATCAGCATCACCACCAACCGATTGCGGAGTAGTAACATAATCACCAGTATCAATCAAAGTCCTAGTCCCTAAATTATCAGGTGCAATTAAATCAACATAAGGATTAGTCAATAATAATGCCTCAAGATTACTATTACCAGTTACAACAGAACCATCTAAATGAACCATATGTAATTCTTTATTAACCGCACCAACTTTAAACTTATTGATAAGTAATGAAGTATTAAAATTACCACCAGCCCTATCATTTACAGTGTGAAAATCTCCATCGATAACGGTTCCACGATTAGCAGCTCTTTTTAAATCTCTTGCACTGTCTGGCTCGTACCAGTATAAAGCATTATCAGGGTCACTTGGGTCGATTCCTTGGTTTGTTGCTTGCCCTGATGCGGAATATGTTATACCTTCTCGTCTAACAAGAGTTCCAGCGGTATTGTAGATTGTTCCAGCTTGCCATTGTGGTATTGCCCCTGAGTTATCACTTTTAATGTTGGAACCACCACCGACAAATTGAGCTAGTTCACCTTCGTCAATGTCGCTCCCTTCTGTTTCTGTTTTACTAAGCAATTGATCGTCTATATATTCAACATTAGATTCATTACTGACATACGACCCAAAGTTTGAACCACTAACATTTAATTCAACACCAGTATAAGTAATGTTTGTAATTCTAATTTGACCATAAAGGGTCTTTCCAGATAGTCCACTTTCTTGCGTTGTTGCTTTTGTATCTGGTGCTATCTCGTAATTACTCCCTGGAATAGTTGTTCCACCCTCTTTAATTACAATATCAGATAATAAGAATTTGTAATCTCCATCTAATTTAAAATGTGTCCATTCATTTAAAACAAAAGTTCCTATAAAAACATTACTTATTGTTTCAAATACTCCAGGTTTAATATCTCTTTGCATATTATTCTCCTTATTCAATTACCACTAAAGGTTGTGACAGTACGCCGTCAATCTCTTCGTGCATTGGTTGCGATAAAATACCATCAATCATATTAAACATTGGTTGTGATAAAACTCCATCTATAACACCAGGTTCTTCAAAACCTGACCTTGCTTCTAACATTAAAACATCTTGACCCGGGTTAACTTCTCTAACAATCCATTCAGTTTTAGTTGAGAATTGCCGACCGTTTATATTGACATCAAGAATGATTAAATCTAATAGGTTTATTTCACTAGTATCTTGACCAGAATAAAAAGGTATGATCTCGGATAGTTCCCCAAATCTTTGCATGAGTCTAAGCCCTAGACTTTCCAAATCACCATTAGTATATAAATCAACATTATACGATGAACGTTTAACTTTATCAAATAGAGTATCATCGCCTATGATCCTGTTGTTATCGTATATATTATTCTTAATATCCTTTTGAAAACTAAGAGATACCGAACTATTAAAATATTTCTGAGCATCTTTATAGTCTTTTTTCGGAAACTTAGTAGTTTTCCAGCTTGCTATTTCATGTTTCTTGTAAGTTCTACCCCATTGTCTCAATGTGAGAAAACCATCGTTCTTGGTAAACATAAAAGCATTATCATTTTTTAAAGCCTTATTAACTAAATCTCTAACAGTTCCACCATCAAAATAAAAGTTGATGAATGAATCATTAGCTATGAACTCATTGGTTTCTGTAGTGTCCCAATTATCTGAGTTATATGTTATTAAAGCTTTTTCTTGAATCTCAGTTGTTATTATAGTTCCTATTCTATTATTTGTTCGACCTGTTACATCTGCACTTACTGCATCTATAGCGTTTATTTGTCCATCTACAGGATTAAAAGTAAAAGATATACTATTACCATCTTTATCGTAAACAGTTGTTACAGCAGTTATATAGTCCTTATCTATCGCTATATACTCCGATGGGTCAACTCTAAAAACCGGAACATTCAGAAGATCACCATAACCAATAGGTATGTCTTTATCCTTAACATTATCAAATACATTAGGATAATCGATTATATTAAAAGTATTACAGACTCGTTGAGTTAATGCCCTAAAAACATTATTAACAACTAACTTGACAGATTTTTCATTTACTACAGGATATGATATTTCACCCATGAGAATAGTTTTAAAATCTTCTAGTATAGGATTATTTTTATCAGTTCTTTTTAATGTTAAAACAGTATTAAACCAATCAAGAGATTCAACATCGTCATATTTTCCATCACCGTTTTCTATTTCTAGAGTATAGTTTGTTAATAAAGTACTACCCGATATTGAGTCTGATATTTTACTATTAACATTTGGAATTGCTAAGCGATTTTCATATTGGTATGTCATCCCTCCGAACTCTGGATACGTCCAATCAGATGGATTTATTTCATTTCTAATTGCACTAGAGAATCTATGAGTTATCGGGTTTCCAATTTCTACTATGTATTTAATTCCCACTAAAAAGCCTGCTTAAACTCAAATCTTTTAGAGTACTTAAAGCTATTTATTGAAGATTGAAATATTATTTTATTACTAGTCTTCCCATAGAACTTGTTAAATGGTAGCCAATTGTCATTATCAAAATCTAAAAAGAAAGGGAATCCTTGCATAGTTTGAGTTACATAAGCCCTTCTGAAATCTTCTATAATATCACGGTCTATTTTATATCTGAAGTCTACACCGATAAGTCCACCACCATATCCACCAGCGGAAGGTATTACTTGACCCGAAAGTGTTTCTCTAGGTTTTACAGATGAATAGAATCCAGGTTCTCTACTTGGCGAAATACAAATTGCTCGACATTCACCTACAGCAATTCTACCCATATAAGTTCCGTTATGGTCTATAGTCATTGTTGATGCTGTTATTGATTGACTGATCTCATAAAGCCCATCTTTAAAAGCTCTACCATCAGTTGAGTTGATAGTTATAGTTCCGTTAATAGTTAATTGTGTTGCATCTGTTCCACCAATACCAATACAATTAAATTCGTTTGAACCTGATACGCTTAGAGGTTGAGATAGTACACCGTCAATTGTGTTATACATAGGTTGCGATAATACACCATCATAATCATAAAAATATGGTTGAGATAAAACCCCATCGTAAATATTAAAAGTAGAATAGTCTTCAGGAACCGTAAAATTGATAGTTAAAGTTCCTGTATTCAAATATCTATCTGCAAGAGATGGGCTTTTTAATTCATCTGGTAAATCTGAAAATTGTATTATATCGTTTATTAGTATTTTCATTACGCTACACTCACCCCACCTTGTATATTATCTGTTGTTATTCGTATATCTCCATCTTCTATTCCATCGTTAATAATGTCAAGGATGGTTTCTTTTCCTATTTGAATAGTTATGTTTTGACTATTGCCACCTTCACCTCTTGGCTTAACTGTCACTTGTTCGCCCTGAGATACATTTAAGCCGACATTATCAGCACCTGAGTTATTGTTATTAGTTGGGACAGTAAAACCGCCTAAAGGGGTTCCTGTTTGTGCTGATGGTATTGGAGTAGATTCGAGTTGAGATAATAACCCAGTATACAAAGATCTTACTTCTGCATGTAATGGGTTTAAATTCCCTGCTACATCATACACTGGAACCTCTGATATAGCTCTTAATTGCTCTATCTTAGTTCTTGATATAGCTAAATCACGTGAGTATATTGCTTTCTCTCGTTCAAAAGCTCTCACATTAGCTTCGTAAGCTTCTTTAGCTTCTGCTTGTTGTGCTAATGAAGACTCTTTGATATTTACAATTTTTTCTTCATTACGTAACGTCTGAACTAATTCAAGATCACCAGCCGTTTGGGCTTCTGCTATCTCTCGGTTTATTCTCTCTGTTTCTGTTTCTGCTATTACTCCAGATGCTTTTAAGTTTGCTTGCTCTTTAGCTGTTAAGCCATTAACATACAACTTTATTTTATCATTTTCTAAATCTTTTAAACCTTGTATTTCATCTTTATACTCTTCATCAAGTAATGCTTTCCGTCTATTAAACTCCTCGTTATCAAATTGTTCTTGAAGATTAAGTTTTTCGGTCAAATATTTTTCATCAGAATCAATTTTCATCTTAGCAATTCTTTTAATTCTCTGCTGTTCTTCTGACTCTATTTCATCGTTTAAGCCTGACATTCCTTTAACAAAGCCTTCCCATAAGCCTTCCCACCATTTTTGATTGCCTATATTTTTTACGGCTGCTATTACATCGTCCATTGCCACTTTGACAGACTCTCCTAAAGCTTCGCCCATTTCATCACCAGAACCACTAAAAATATCTATCATAACACCAATAGCGTTTAATGCTACGGCTGCAATCTCTAGCTCGACCATTCCTGTAGATTCACCAATCATACCAACAAACTCGCCGTATGCACCAACAGATATTTCAAGCTGTCCATCTGCTAGTTTTTGAGCTTGGCTTAGTGCCATATCTGTAAAGTCTAATACCTGTTGTACTTCTGCGTCATTTGCTGCTTTCTTTGCTTCTTTTTCTATTACTAGATTATCTTGTAAAACTTTTAGCTTGTCGGCTTCTGCTTTCTTAAAGTCTTGTACGTTTTGATTTATTGCATCCGTTCTTTCTTGAGCAACAGCGTCCTGTTTATCCTGTAATATTCTAATAGCTGCTAATTGATCGTCTTTAAGTTCACCTTCTCTTAGTGCTAATGTAGAAATGAAATCAATTTGTTCTTGGATTATCTCAATCTCGTCTTTTTTAGTACCTAAAATACTTTGGACTGCTTCATTTTGATCTACATATGATTTAAGTATTGCGTCTGATGATTCCTTTTCTTTTATTATTTTCTCTGCTAATAATCTAGCTTCCTCTTTTTCTTTGTCAATAAGGTCTTGCTTTGCTTTAATCTCTAAACGAATAGCACTTTCAATCCTTCTAGCAACTTGGTTTTGCTCATATAATACTTCCAGCTGTTCTTGCCATTTCTTTCTAAATTTATCATTTGTTGCCCTTGAATACATATCTTCTAGTTTATCAATCTCAACTGAGTTTTCAGCTATTTGTCTTTTAACTACAGATAATTTATCGGCTGTTTCAATAGTCCCATCTTTAAAAGCATCCTGTATTCTTTTACTTTCTTTAAACTTACTAATCATTCCTGTTTGTGCTTCAATTAGTCCTAGTGTTGCGACTGTTAATGTAGCTATTGCAGCAGCAGCAAACACGGCTGGATTAGCTGCCATTGCTAGGTTTAAAGCTTTAACGGCTTTAGTTAGTGTTGATATAACCATTGCCCCTTTTGTTGCTACAGTGAATGTTATTAGACCAGCAGCTACAGATGAAGTAACTACAGCTATAGTTTTGAGTACTTCTTCTAGGTTGTCACCTTCTGCTATAAAATCAGCAACTTTATTTACAGAATCTGTCATCGCTGGTAGTAATTTTCCAGCTAGTTCTGATCTAACCCCTATAAATGCTTGTGCTATATTTCTTTGAGCATCAACAAAGTCCTCCGATTGTCTTGCTACATCTTCAGATATTAAACCGTATCTTGATGCTTCATCTCTTAATTTTTGTATTCCCTCAGCACCTTCATTAGCAAATAATATTAAATCTTGACCAGCTCGACCAAATGCAGCTTGCGACAATGCAGCCTTATCGAATTGTGTTGGAGCTTTTGCAATTGCATCAATAAGCAGATTAAAAGCTTCCTCTGAGTCTGTAGTACTTAATAATTGCTCTTTCAATGCTACATCTGATTTATTTAAAAAGGTTGTAAGTGTTCCTGTACCAACTTGCAAATCACCAATATTCCTATTTAATTTTTGAAATAGTCCTGATAAATTATTAGCTGGTAATCCTGTTCTTTCAGCTGCAAAACTTAACTCCTGTAAAGCTTCAACACTTACTCCGACCTTACGTGATGTTTTTGCTAGATCATCACCCATTTTTGATATGTCTATTGTTGATTTTACCATAGCAACACCAACCGCAATAGCTGCAATACCTATAGCTTTTAATGCTATGGTTGCATTTTTTGATGCTGATTCCATAGCCTTTGTTTTCTGAGTTGTTTCGTCGTATTCTTTTTGTAATCTATTATATTCTTCGTTTAATTTTTGTATGCTTTTATCTTGTGGGTCTAATCCGTTTCTGATTAAAGATATTGATTGCCTTTCTAATGCTTTCTGTTGAGCAATGATTGCTTGAGTATCTGTTTTATTAGCTCTCATTCCAGCACCAAGTCTTCTATTTTTATCAATGAACTTATCTATTGATTCACCTTTAAAACTCTTCTGATACTTCTCTACTTGCTTTCTTTGAGACTCTGTTAGAGTTCCAAACTTTTTTAAATCTTTAGAAGCCTGATCAAAATCACTTTTTATCTTTAAGTTAATACTAGCCATTTCTGAACCGACTCCTTTTTTCTTGGTAAAATTCAATGCTTTTCTGCATATTATTAAAGTACTTTAAAAAATCCAATGTCCAAGGCAATTCATCAAGTGTACCTTTTCCATGGGGTAACATATTAAAATGATGCCAATTTTCCCAAATGTTATAGTAATAATAATAAGCTCTGTATAACTCTGTCACATTATCAAACTTGATTCTATTGTCGTCTGAATCAAATATCATAAACGACTCGTTATTCCTAAACTTTTTAATATTACCAGAAGTAATAAAATAACCTCCGGCTAATTCTTCTATATCATCCTCGAAAAGAGCATCATTATATACCGACTCGTCAAAATCTCCGTACTGAAGACAAAAGATTATTCCGAGTCGTTGCCTTCCCCCTTGTCCAGTTCCTCAACTGTTTCAAGTAGGTAAGTTCTGATTTCAACTACCAATGATTCTAGCTCTGTAGCTGTTGTTTTCGATAGTGCTGAACCATTTTCAATAACTTCTTCACCAACAACATTCATGTCCTTATCAACCTTTTCTACCTCAATATTTTTCAGCCCGCCGATAAAATTTTTAAGAACATAAGAGTTATCATAATTGATAATAATATTACCAACAGCATCATACTTAAAGGCTTTAATCTTTCCTAAATCCTCGATGCTTGGAAACTTCTTAATATTAACAACAATTTGCTCTTTGTCTGCTAAATCCTTGTTACCCTCAAAATCAGGTATAAACTTTTTCTCTTTTACTAGTGATCTTATTTTCATCTTTTCCCCTTTTATTTCTAAAGAACTGTTTCAGTTCCGTTAGTTACTCTTGTATAAATGCTTGCAGCACCTTCACCCTTTGCCCATCCAAAATCGAACGGCTGTGCAGCTTTTAAAGGTTTATCCATAGTTGTAGAATTAAGAATAGCTGGTACAAATAACCATTGCTGTTTCATTCCAACATCTGTTTGATCTGAGTTCATAAGAATAGCTAAAAAGATATTTGTATCATCAATCTCAGTAAGATTGTAAACACCAGCACCGTCATCATCTTGCATACTAAAGAACTTACCTAAGTATTCCTTTTGAGTTGCTGCCATGCTTCCATCAATATCATCTAATTTAAAGAATCCACTTGCGGAACCTGATAAATCAGTAAAACCATCTGTAATCATTTGGTTGTAACCTTCAGAACAATCATCGGTTGTATCTATAGTACCCTTTGCACCTGATATAGAAGTATCGACTTTACATATTTGATCAAAAGTTACAGGGTAAACATCATCACCTACTATTGGAGTTAATGTAGCACCACCAGTTTTAAACATATATCCAGCTTTAAAAGGTAGAACACTTGCCGTCGCTGCTTTGGACGATATAAAAAACCATGAGTCTGTATCTAGTACTTCGATACCATCACCAACCGCCAAAACACCTAAAACTCTATTGAAAAGCTTTGCAACTTTTCCGGATTTACTTTTTAACACTTTCTACCTCCGTAGGTTTCTTTTTATTTTTAAGTAAGCCTTTTTCTTTAGCTTCCTTCATTGCTTTATTTGTATCGTACTTGGTTTTTTTACCAGCCATTTAATACTCCTCACAATCGTCTAGCTCATGGCTAAACTCTAATTGAAAAAATACAAAACTAGAATTGACATTATCGTCTATAGGGAAAAAATCACCTACTAATTTTGTTCTAATTGTATATCCTAATAATTCTGGTGTTATGTTATCGTTTATATAATCCCTGATAACATCATAATAGTCAATGTACTCATTTATTACTTTGTATAGCTGACATTTAATAATAAATAAGGTTGATGCTTTTTCGTTTACATCTCCATCAGTTGCAGCTAACACACATAACTCTTTTTTATCGGATCTTTTTACATTACCATTATTATACTCATCAAAGTTATCTAAACTAGCAGTACTTAAAAGAGCTGGTAAATCTGCACTAAACATATCAACAAGTAATTGCATTTTATCTTTAAGCTTCAATTTTATTCAACTCCTTTTGTAGTATTCTGTTTTCAAAGTCCTTTGCATAACCTGGTAATCCACTTGTAACATCCTGTTTTAATTTTCTGGTAATAACATACTTTCCAGCTTCTTTGGTTCCATCTCTTAAAGTTCTTCCAGTTTCAAAAAATCTCATGATAGGACTATATATTTTTGTTTCAGTTTGTCTTTTGTTAACATCTGAATAAATAATATACTGATTCCTTGAGTTTTTCGGAAACAAGGAAGGATTTATATTAAGCTCTTGACCTTTAAAATAACGCTCATAAAGCGTACTCCTAGCCTTTGAACCAATATAAGATAAATACTTACCATTAAAATCAGGAAGTGCCGTTGCTAGTTCTCTAATCCATTTAAAATTGAAATCTAAATCAGCAGTTAAACCAGCCATATCATTGGGATTCCTTCTTCATCGATACCAAAAAACTTAAAAGTATATGGTGTACCGTTAGCCCTTTCAATTATGGTTGTTTGTTCTTCTATTCCATCGGGTCTAGTAGCAACCATAATTCTAGGACTAAGTTTTTTCTGAGTCGTGTTGCTCTGGTTATTAGATTTATTCTCTATGTGAGATTCATCGAATACACCAAAGAAAGTACCACCATCGACAATGTTGAACTCTTCACTAGATGGAGATAGCTCCAACTGGTCTGATTTGTGTTGATTCATTATGTCGAGAGTGGATTGACTCATTTATTTCTTTACTCCAACTTCTTTGCAATCAATTGCCCATGGACAAGTTCGGCATTTTTTTGCTTCTACTTTTCCCTTGCTAAAAGTCTCTTTATATTTTCCAAATGAATCAGGCTTTACTTTTCCTGATCTCTTTTCTACTTTCTTTATTTTTGCTTCAGCCATCTATAAACTCCCTTAACTAAATGTACCAGTTGATTTTGCAGTGTGATTTATATCACCTCTTAAAAACAAATGTCTTGTACTTGATCTAAGATTTTCTGATGGTGGGTTTTGCTCAATCCATGAATCAAAAGCAATTTCACCAGATACTCTATCTATTTTATTTCCGTTAGATGCAACAACATCAATACCTCTATAAACAGTATAAGCCGGAGATACACCAGACCATGCACACATTACATCATCACCAATCCAAGGGGCAGCAGTTGCACCTTTATATGCAATGTAAGGAGTTCCAGGATTGTAAGTAAAAATATTTACAGCAGTAGAACTTCCAACAGGTCTATAGATTCCTAATAGTTTCAAACCTTGAACACCAGCCCATACAGGTGGTTTAAGATTTTGTTGAACTAAAACGTTCGCTGCATTTGCTTGCATCTTAACTAAAACATTTGAATCTGACTCAAAAGCTACTTGCCAATTTTTACCAACTAGAAAATTAACTTCCATCATTGGGCAACCCTTGGATTCAATTTGGTCTAAAACTTCTGTCATTGCTTCATCGATAGTTGCACCACCAGCAGTGAAGTCATAAGTTAAATTGTTTGCAACATCTCTTGCGTAAACTTCATCTAGACCAAGATCTGCAGCAGTAATTCCTTTTGCATAAAATGCACCATCAAGAATCATATCAATAGCCTGTTTATTCTTAGTCATTGTATGCCCTGTAGCATGGTTATTTAAAATCTTATTAGTTTTACGCATTTGAGCTTCATTAAAGCTTGCATTATCTCTTGTACCTTCGACTGATTGATCTCTTAACTTTTCATCAATTGGAGTATACTCACTCGCTCTTGGTGGTTCAAAAAGAGTACCAGAACCAGCTTGATAAGGTCTAAGATGTGCTTGATTATCTTTACCTCTGTATGCAACCGCATAAGGAGAGTCTGTAAACTCATCTAAAAGTACAGTTGATGTATCGTCAATATCTACAGTAGGAAATAAGAACTTAAATATTTGTCCTGATTCCTGTAAAAACTTCTTTTCATAAAATAATTTACTTGTTCTAAGTAATAGTTCTAATGCCATAATCTACACCCTCTTTATGTCGAAACGTCTGTTTCTTCTAGTCGCTCTTTGAGCTTCTGTTAATGTTTTTGCAACATTTGAACCATCAACCAAACCTTCTGGATTTATTTCACCAGAAACAATGCAATCACGAAATCCAGCACCACCAAGAACTACTGATTCTTGATTAAAGATTGCTGCAACATTTGCATCTACTGCAAGTGGTTTATATCCAGTTGTATCAAATTCTAATTCCATACCTCTATGATAAGTACCAGCTAACATTGGTAGTTGGTCTGTTGTTACTTTTCCAGCGATAAGTTTACCACCATCACCGTATTCAATATCTGCCATTATTTATCTCCTTCAAGAAATTTGTCTACAGCATCTTCTGTTGCTTTGTTTTTAGCTTCTTCACTGTTTGGACTTGTAGGAACCTGATTAGTAGGTTCGATTGTTCCTAGATTCTGAGTTACAGTTTCACGAGCCTGGTTATTAACCTTGATCTCATTTACTGCATACTCTCCAGCTGTTAAACCATCTTTATACGCATTTAATACGTTCTCAGACACGTTACCACTTGCAAGGTTTAGAATCTCTTCCCCTCTTGCTCTCTCTTCTGCTACCGCAGCTTTAACACCCTCACCTACAGCGTTTTTAATAGCTTCTTTTTGCTCCGCCATTGCTTCAGGATTACTATTTAGATATTCCGTTAATGTCATCTTTGCCATATTGGATATATCCTCCTCTTTTATATTTCCATCACCGTTAGGCGGATTGGATTCGTTTTTAATTGGAGTATCATTTAGTTTCGCTACCCACTTGTTTAAATCTTCTTTGTTGTCTACTTCTCGTATAAGGTTTTTAGCTTCTTCTATTTTAACCAAAACAACGTTTTTTGCAACTGGTTCAATTTTCTCTTCATTTGAATCTGGAATTACTTCACTTGCAAATCCAGCGTCAACAATATTTTGACCACCAAATAACCATAATTCATTTTTCATATCTAATAGAGTTTCATCTACTGATTTTCCAGTTATCTTAGTATAAACATTTGCAATCAATCGATCTAGTCCATCTAATATCTCAGCCGTTAGCATCATATCATCAGAATTACCGACCGCAACATTCCACGCCTTATGGGTCATAAATGTTGTGTTTTCTCTAACCGATATATTTTTAGCACCTACAGCCATTGGAAAAGTTGACGCTGCACTTGCTGCCAATGCTCCATATTCAACAGTTAATGAGTTTGGATATTTTTTCATGTGGTCTGATATAAGGTTAAACAATCTATTAGCTACAAAACATGAACCACCTTCAGAGTCAACAAATAAAGTTGCTTTCCCTCCATTTTTAGGAAGTTCATTTTTAAGCTTTTCAACTGTTATATCTATTCCAACTATTCCGTTTAATTCTATTCTTTTAGGCATTGCTTTCACTCTCCTGTTTAAATAATGCTTGTGCTTTGTTATCTACAGGAACATTAGTATATTCAATTTGTTCCTCAGTCCATTTATCAATATAGTTATCCCACTCATTACCATTTTCAGCAGCAACATCGGATCGAAGTTTTAATGCTCCATTGATAGATTTTAATTCCGCATTTACTTCTTGTAATGGATTTATATGTCCAACTCTAGGATGTAAATACATGCCTTGTAAATATGCAGACTGAATAAAATCATTATCAAAAAATCCAGGTGCTTCAATAAGTCCTGAGAGTATAGCATCTTTTGCAATCTCTGTGATTGTTGGTTTCATTACTGTACGCTCGAAAGTTTGACGCTCTTTTGTTATAGTTTTAATAAAGTCATTCAATGCACCTTTATGGGCTGTAAATGAACTCTCATATTTTCCAATTATCATTTCGGGAGGTGTTTTAGTTCCCATACCAATATCGTATATAGTCCATTTTTTGAATGGGTCATAATTATTTGATGGTGTTTTAACATCTGTAAACTCAAAGCTTTCATCGGTTCCTAGATCGAATATTCCACCAGTTCCCATTGTTTCTACATTAGCTTTTTTGGTGAATACATTTTTAACTTTGTCAACAATTCCAACTTTATTTGCTTTATTAGCATTTGCCATATTTGATATTTGCTTACCAATATCGGTTGTACTTGTTTTTGATACTCCAAACATAGAAGCTTCTAACACTACTCTATTTGTTATAGCATCTGCAAATGTATCATGATTTCTAGCTATATTGATTACTGAATAAGCAAGTGGATAACCTCTAAGCTGTTTCGCTAAATCTTTTAAGTAAAATTGAACTACATTCTGATCACCGTTCTCATCTTTGAATGGTATTTCTTTACCATCGGTTTTCATAATACCTTTTTTTCGTAGTAAGGAATCTGTTTTAATTCCTAAAGTGTAATCACCTTTGTTATATTCCCAATTGATTTGACTTCCAGGAGCTTCAATTAAATCTACTAGCTTTCCATCTTCTCGCTCGAAAAACAATAATGAATCACCTTCGTATAATGCAGACCTAAATATTATGGCTTGCTTTTCATACATGTTCATTCTTTCTTGATAATAATTAACTATCTTTTGAAACTTCTTGCCCCATTCTTTGGCTTTATCTTTATCAATTCCTAATGCTTGCCAATCTGGTTGTGATCTAAAAACTAGACCGCCACCAATAGCATATTCAACATGTTTATTTATAGCAGATTTAACCGCCCCATAAGTATGATATAGAGTTGTTGATCTTGTAGAAAGTAATCCATAAGAACCGCTTAAAATATCATTTGCATCTGAAGAAAACAACGGCATATTTTGCAATGTCCCCATTTGCTTCTCACCGTCGTATGAACCACCAAGAGAATTGCTACCTGTCATTTTTCCGTTTTTGAATAGAAATACACCCATTAGTAACCCACCACTACGCCACTACATCCGGTAACTTCTCTTAGTTCCCTGTTTAGTGATTGTCTATATTTTCTTAGTTTATCTATATCAGCAGCTTTAAAAGTTCTAGTGCTGGCTCCCGATCCTGTTGTATATTCCTGACCTACTAGCATTATATTTCTTATCGCTGTGTTTATTATTAGTAATTCTGCCTTTATTTCATCTTCTGTCATTTAGTTATTCCCTTGTAATTCTTGGAATCGTTCATCTGTTATTAGTAGTATATGGAATGTAGCCCAAACTGGAGTATCATTTGCACCTACAACAACAGCTCTTATTGCTAAATCTGTTTGTGGTGGAATTATATCTTGGAATGGTCTTAAATCTTGATAGTATGGCGAACCTTGATTTGTTACCCCGAAATCTTTTTTTTCTTTAAATACTTTTCCTTTTCTTCTTGAAAGATATGAAAATTCACACTCATTAGCCGAACCACCTCTTGTAATTCCAGCCTCACCCCTATAAAGAAAACCCCAGAAACCCGAAGGTATAGTATACATTAATTGTTTACTTTGATTCTTTGATACACCTAAAGGGATATATGACAATATTTTATCATGAGTTTGTGGAACACCTGTAACTACAGTATTGTCATAGTATACATATACATCACCAAGTAAATCATCACCCATATCGGCTTCACTTTCAGCCCTAAAACATCTAACAACAGGATCGCCACTAGGAGTGACAATAGCTTTTTGAGTTTGTCCTTCCAGTGTCACTGTGACATCTTCAAGATTCCAATTACCTAAACCGTCAAGAGTTAATACACTTACAATAATATCTTGCGTATCGTCTGTATCTGAACTTGAAATATAAAGAGTTTCCCCTAGGTCATTTCCCCATCCGTAACCATCACCAAGTGGCCATATGTATTCTGGAGTTGTTGCGGTATCAACATCTGGATTACTTCCGAACTTGTCAACAATTGACATTCCTTCCTCTAATCCCATTGATACTCTGGTTTCAAAAGGTATTTGACTACCAAATCCTCCAGGAGTTGCAACAAGCATTGCACGCTGATATTTTCCGATTTCATCTTTAACGGAACAATCATTATTATTACTACTCATGTAATCTATATCAGACAAAACAACCCCCTAAACACAATAAGGATAAACCGACTTTCTTTTTTTGTCAATCTGTTACTAATCGGACAGTATTTTATAGTAGTAAGCCGTGAAATATTGCCTATTCTTTCCTAAAACATTAAAGTATTCAGCAGCAGCAACAGAATAATTAAATGTGTCTAAAGGTTCATTTCTTTCAAATATTTTCTTCCATCCTTTTACACCTGGTTTAATTTCTGCATGAACCTCACTTAAAAAACCTTGATAAAAATTGTTCTGTATTTCCTTTTTTTGATCACCAATCATTTGATATTTTGGAAAGTGAATGGTTCCGTATCCTGTATGTCTCTCTATAACCCCCATAACTGATTCTTTTAAAGCAGAAACATGGACATTATATCTTTTGGTTAATGATGTTCTAACATCTGATATCTTAGCCTCTTTGATTATTCCCATTGTTTTCTCTTTTGATACACCCATAACAGCTATAAATCTAAGAGAGTTTTGAGCAACGAAGTCATATACAATATTAGCTTTGTTACTAAAATCTTTAGTTCTTTTTGCATATCGTGGGTCATAACCAGCATCTATTGCACATCCCATAATAACAACATCAACCCCTAAAACATTATACTCTTGATTAGTTACAAAATCCGCTAAATTGTACCAACATGGATCATCTATATTTTCAGTTTTACCATGGAAATACTTATAGTCGACTATCCATTTGTTATCATCGGCACCAAAAGCAGTAACCATTAGCTCTAATCTATCACCCTGAACATCCACCCCGCCAAATAGAACTAAACCACCATTATAGTATTGCTCATCGTTCTCTTGGATTATTTCACCCTGTGGAACTTCACCTAGGCTGTAATCTTCTGCTCGGTCTTTTAGTGTTTGCCATTCGGGGGTTTTCTCTTGTGTTGCCCATGGTAGACCTAAATAGTTAAGAGTAAAGTCTTTGAATTTTAAAACATCATCTCCAAAACCTGTATTGATGAATTGCTGACATATCCTTTCCCATCCTAAGAATGGCGAAATAAATCCAGGACTATGAAAACTTACTTTTTTTCTATCTTCTGGTGTTGCTGTTGGAATCCATACCCCATTTTTTAACATCCATTTTTTCTTCGACTCGTGAAAATCATCTTTACAGAATCGGCATGTGTATCTTACTGACTCAGGGATTAAAACTTTATTACCAGTAGTTTTATTTTTCTCTCTAGTGAATGTTAGACCATGCTCTTGACCTATTCCTTTTAAATCTAATACTTGTTTTTCACCACATAAAGGACATGGAGCATTAAACTTTCGTTGATCACCTTCTAAATATGATTTATAGATTCTTGACGTTGCCATTTCTGTAGGAGTAGAAATATATAACACCTTATACCTTCTAAGCCCCATAGTTCGACCGTCAATAATACCAGCAATATCACCTTGACCTTTAAGCTCTGCCCCAGCTTCATCCCACTCATCGCAAAATATAAAATGAAATGTATTCGACTTTAAATCGGCTATAGAATTGTAAGAAGATATCAATAGCTTTATATTTCCAGCAAACTCTTTATAGTTGGCTTTATCTCCTGTTTTTCGTTTCATTCTTTCGGACATTGGTTTTATTTTCAGATTTGCACTATCAATCATTACATCAATTGCGGAACTAGATCGAATATTACCGATTCCCTTTGTAGAAGTTAAGAATAAAGATGAGCCTAGTTGATGATCTATCCATGCACCCATTCCATTCTCGCCTACACTAGTAGTTCCAGCAGATTGAACCGATTTCATTAAACTAACATGAGTATATGGGCTATCAGGATGTAAACACTCTAAAACCTCTTCCAAATGTGGTGCCGTATCTCTACTATATTTACCTGGAGTTTCAGTTGTTCCACTTGGTAGAAATCTTTTCTCTTCTGCCCAATCTGTCAATGGAGGTATAAAACCAGTTACAGGTAATTCATCAATAGCCTTTTCCATAAAGTCAAATTGATGTGAATCTAAATATTCTTTTAAATTGTTTTTCATATGCTGTTTTTCCAGTCTTTAACGTCTTTTTTTTGTTGGTTTTGAATGTCTTTTATTATAGATTCTAGGTTTCTTTGTAATTCCCTTAGTAATTCATCTGGTTGATTTTCTTGACATAAGTTTTTAATGTCTGGTTCGATTTTCTTAATTAAAGTTAATATTTGACTATTAGTTTTTTTCATGAATCCAAAAAAGAGATATTCAGCCATTTCATATTCTATTAGGTTTCCAGTTTCTCGCTCTAGTTTGATTTGTTCCTGTTTAATTTTATATTCTAGTTGTTCAGCTTTTAAGATATCTAACTTTAGTTTAGCTTCTGTTGACTTTTCATACAACTCCGCCATCTCAGGACTTTCATCAGGTTCCCCACCACCAAAAGTATTCCGTAACTCTTCATCAAACTTAGGAACATCTTCTACAACATAGGTTTCTTTTTCCTTGACCTTTTTCTTGATAGTCTTCTTTTTTGGAGGTTCATCTTTTAAGTTTTGAGAAAATCTATCGGCTAGTGTCAATTGCTAAGTTCCTGTTCAATCTTTTTTAGTATCATCTCAGCAATAGACTCTGAAAACTCAGAATTTAAAACCTTAATAGTAGCATTTATTACCTTATCGACTTCACTATCAGTACTTTTATTTTTTGATTTTCTCATTCTAGCATTGTATCGGTTCTTATAGTATATCCATGGTTGTGAATCTTCATCTATTTTTGGAAAGTCATAATCTTTAATGTTAATAAAATATGCTGGTCTTGGATTAAGATCACATTGTCTTTTTAATGCTGCCTGACTCATTCCATATTTTTTAGCAGCCTGATACATCGTTAATATTGCCATTAGTACACCCTTTTTACTTCAAAGTTATATTTATCAGCATCGTAACTCTTCTTATAGTTATGAATCATAATATCTACGTCATAACCCTCAAATCCTTTGATTACCACTACATCATTAGTAGTTTTATCAGTTATAGTTAGTTTCTTGTATTCTCTTCTCATTTTGTTTCCTTCATATACAAATCATATATTTTAGAGCTTTTTATCTCAGTAGAAATTATAGGTAATAAAAGTCTCTTTTAAAAGTTTATAGTTCTTTTAAAACATAGTGTTTCTTTTGGTCTTGCTTTTTCACTCTCTTCTATTTCATCATAAATTTCTATCGTCATTTCTTCCCCTCATTCAATATACAATAATCAATTATGCAATTGCCGTTGTCGTTTTTTATGCAGTCTAGGTTTGAGCATGTCATTTTAGTACAACCTTATGCATTATGAACATTGCAAAGTTAATTATATCTTTGCACTCTGATAATATCTCTTGGTTATCGTCTTGCAATACTGCCAAATCTAATTCATGAGATTCTATCATTAAATACTTCTGTAAATGAGATATAGGTATATTATTAAAATGTTCTTTATCTATGTTTTTCTCATTCTCTGACTTTTCAATTGCCATATCTAAAAACTTATGAAAATTGTGTTTC